ACGTGCTCCTTCACGTAGTCGCGGAGCCTGTCCCTGGCCGCGTCGGCGACGTTCGCCTCGGCCTTGGCCTCCTGGAACGCGCGGAGCACGTCCTCGTGGCTGAACTGCTCGATGATGGCGTCAGGCGTGTTCTTCCTCAGCGTCCTCCAGTTAAGTGGCCTCATTCTTGCTCTCCTCCTCTGTGCTGGCAGGCACCGCTTCGTAGGGCGGCCTGCGGGGTATGATGTTCCAGTCCTGTGTCTTCTTGGTGATGTACCAGCGGATGGAGCCCACGCTGGTCTCGCAGTCGTGCCCGTACCTGTGGAACGTCGTGCGGATTATCTCCGCGATGAGCGCGGCGTTCAGGTGGGGCGTTTCGGGGTCCTCGAGGATGGTCCTCGCGGCCATCTCGACCGTGACCTTAGGACGAGCCTTCCGAATCTTGCGCTTGAGCGCGCGGAGTTCCTCGTCCAGGGCGATGAGTTTAGCTATCAGGTCCTCGGTAGAAGATTGACGCAATTCGTCTTCTGTCAGGCGTCGTTCCGACGCTTCCTCCAGCATGACCTTCAGGCGACCCACCGCGTGGGCCGCCTGCTCCTTTATGTTCTTCATGAGTGAATGCCCTCCAGAGAGCCACGGCTATGGTTACTACCCCCACCCAGCCCATGGTTAGAACGTGAGTTGGATTTTCTCACGCGGCACCACGCTCCAGTCTTCCTTGTGGCGGGTGACGTACGAGGCGATCGACTTGTCAGTGGTCTTCGCATCGGGCACCTTAGACACGATGAGGGCGGCGATGGCCTTGTAGGGGAGGACGGCGCAGGTGGAGTCCTCGAGGATGGTCTTGGCGATGGACTCGACAGTGAAGGACTTCTCGGTCTTGGGCTTCTCGAGCCCGAGGATGTGCTCGATGAGCTCGTCCTTCTTCATGGCTGCGAGCTCAGAGCGGCGGGCCTCGACGGCGTCAGGGGTCTGGTCGGCGTTGCCCACGATCTGGTCGATGTGCATCTCTGCTGCGTTCTTGGCGGCTGCGATTTTCTCGATGCTGTTCATGGTGTTACCTCCGTTTGAGATTCAGGTGGCTTTTGCCATCCTGTTAAAAACATTATACCACGCGGGAAGGTGTCTTGTACACAAGAAAATTGTTGGGTTTCTCCATCTTGATTCCGCCAAGTGGCGGGTGACTGTCGTGCAACCTATAAAAGCATTATACCACGCGGGAGGGTGTCTTGTCAACCCTCTTTTTCACAGGCGTGCCCACGTTATGACGGGCCAATTAATCGCCTCCCGCCGAGACGCTAGTTGCCCCGCGGCGCTAGGCAGATCCCGGGCCGGGCCGTAGACAAACACGCCTCTCAGCGCTTGCCAGACCCATGGTGATACTATATTCAGTTGTACGCCCAGCTCATAACTAGGCGGCCTCTACAGCTCCTCAGAACTGGAGGACTTTGGCACAATCGTCCCAGCCAACACCTTCGCTGGCTGGGACTGTTCTACCTAAGTCCTACACGGGCGCATCTTCGGCGCCCCGGGCGAAGCCCTCCGATACTTATTCGGTCAGATCGATACCGAAGGAGGCCCAGTTGCAATTGTAGTTGATGGTTACAGGAAGCGAGCTACGAATGCGAATGCAGTGTGCATCGCTTCTAGCTGGTCAGTGATATCCTCAGGCGCGCCTTCATGGAACGCTATAAGGTCTTCGACCGCTTTCAGTGCGTGTCTTACACCATCCGCGCCCATAGCAGTCATGAACTCCTGGAGGTAGGTTACACCGCTTGTGAGATAGTCGGCCTCATCATCAGTGTGGAAGTCTTTCAGCGCGTTCAAGCTGGTGTGAAGAAACACTGGATACCTTACGACGTCAGGCATAGAGGTGACGCGTGAAAACATTGCGTCAATGAGTAGCGCGTGCCACCCGCAGTAGCCGCCATCTTCGTGCATCCAATCATCTGGATGCAGACCAGGGTTCTCTTGGTGCAGCTGGTAGTAGGCGAGGATGAGCGTTGCCTTAGGGAATTCCATGCTGAGCCTATTGTTCATAATCTGCGTTTTAACTTCTTGTAATGCGGTCATGGTCAAACCCTCCCTTTCTCTTTTGCGATCTTGAGTAGCTGTCCCGCGTACTTCGGCATCTTCTTGCGTGCCCACTTCTTCTGGTTCTCGGTCAGTCGTCCACGCTTGGACAGGTCCTCCGCGTACTTGGACAAGAGGAACGCGTCAACACCATTGAAGCCGATGCCGTTGTCCTCGACCGTGGTCATGTTATTTTTCTCGTGGTCGGTCTGCCGCTCGTAGATGGCGAGTATCCCGCGGTACAGCCAGCGGTCGTCAGAGAGCAGCTTCTGTTTGTACGTCTCGATCACCTGCTTGTCAGCCTTGGTCGCCACGGTGCACCTCCGTATTGATCTCGTCGATAGCGGCCTGCACCCGCTCCTGGGCCTCCTCGTCAGGCGCGCTGTCTAGTGCCATGATCAGCAGCTTGCCAGCCTCCATCAGCGCTGTCGCGTAGGTCACAGTATTGATCTCCTCGAGGTCGTCAGGTGATGGTATGCCGTCGAGGAATTTAGCCAGCTCGACGACGCTGTCGCAACCATGTAGGTCAGTGACCCACTCGTGCTCTGGGGTGATACTGCACACAGTGAACTTAGTATTGCCGTCGCATTCGCGGTCCTCCCACTTGTCGTAGTCGACCCACACCTGCAGGAGGCGGGCCTCATCCACGAAGCTAGGGCAGGCGTCGTTGCCCCACGAGGTGTCCTGCCAAGGTGCCCTGAGCAGGAACTCGGGCACGGTGAGTGGGTGCTGGTCATTGATGTCGAATTGATTCAGGTACGTTCTAGTCATGGTCTTATCCTCCGATCGTTGGTTAGAAGCCTGCCGCTTCGAGGTGATTGACAGCTTCTTCAGGGGTCCTGCCGTTGAGCTCGTGGCCGTGCTCCCGGAACCAGCTGAGGAACTTAATCTGCCGGGCCCAGAAGTCTGCGTAGGTAATAGGTATCTGCTTGCAGAAAGTCATGATCTGTGCGCGCTCGTCTTCTGTGATTTTTGCGCCGGGCCACATGTCAATCTGGATACGTCCGTCGGGCTCGATGAACACGTTGCAGATGCCCTTGTACTGCACCATAGCTAGGTCCCTGCGGAAGAATGGGATGGTGTACACCAGGCCTTCTTTGAGCTGCAGTTTGCCGATGCCCATGCGTGAGTTAGGCCTGTTGATCCAGTACTTCTGCAATTCTGTCTTCAGGTCGTCACGCGGGATGATGCTGATACGGGGTTCAGGGAGATTTACAGTCTGTGTGATTGTTGCCATGGTCTTATCCTCCGATAAAGTGTGCCGGTATTTATAGTGCGCCCCGGCTGGCGCGGTTGATTACTTTACGCGCACGATGCTGTGGAAACCGCTGTCGTTGAACGTGGTGGCCTCACCGACGTGTAGCTCTGCTACTGTCATTGTCTCTGAATTGTGGTAACCATTAGACTCGACGAAGAACTCGAGGCCCACGGTTTCGGCTCGCGAGGTTCATAGCCTTCACCCCAGAAGCAAGTGTACTGGCGAGTGTCCTCTTCGATGCCGATCAGGAGGTACGGTCCTACTATCATAGGCTCTAGTAGCCGGCGTTCCCTAGACACGGTGTACACGCAGCCCTCGAGGCTGTACAGGACGTAACACTCCCCAGTGGTCACCAGGATGCGCAGCATCTGCTTGACAACCTCATTGAGCTCAGAAGAGCAGCTAGTCATGGGCGTGCTGTCAATCTGCATGAGCACGTTAAGCAGGTCTGCGCTGGCGTGATCCTCGACCTTGACCACCTCGTCGAGCAAGCGGCTCACCGCTTCTGCATTGATCTTACCCCTGTTGTCGAGTTTGAGTTCAAATTTGTAATTCATGACTGTCTCCTTTGTAGGTAGTGAGGGGCCCTTGCGGACCCCTCTGGTTAATTGACTACTCGGCGTCGGGCACGAACATGTTGGCCGCGCGGGTCTCTGGCATATCGCTGTGCAGAATCTCATTGACTGTGAGCTTCTGCGCCAGCCGGAACTGCTTTCTGGTGGACAACATGCGGCGGTCGACATCGTTGCCGTTCTGGATCAGGATGAGCTTGATCAGGACGTCCTTGTCCAGCTCCTTGAGGTTGTCGAAGCAGTGGTCGCAGGTGGACACTTGGCTGTCCCACTCAGTCGGGTCGTTAGCTTTGAGCTTGAACATCCCAGTGGAGTCGAACTGGTGACCGCACATTGTGCAGGTCGTATGAATCGTGCACTTGACGGGCTCCTTAGGTGCTGCAGAGCCAGAACCTTGGGACGCGAAGAACCGCTTGCGGTCTGTGTCCTTCTGCTTCTTGGGCTTGGGCACCATCGCAGCGATCATGCTGTCGCTGAGACCCATTTCACGGCACTCTTCGATGAACTTTGCGGGTACGTGGCTGAGATCACTCATGGTCAATCCTCCGATTGGTTGGTTGTTTCCTCATGGTCAGGTATGAGCCGTCTTGTATCCGGCGCTCAGGTCCTCTGAGGTTTTAATTATAACGCGTGGGTTAGTGATAGTAAACCAGTTTAGAAGCTGATCTTCTGCCGCTTGACGACGTCCCAGTCATTCTTGCTGGCGTAAGACGCGATGCTCTTCTCGCTGGTTTTCCTGTCAGGGAACGCGGCTTGAATCTTATCTGCAATTACCTTGTACGGGAAGATCGCGCATTCCTTAGACTCCATGATCTCACGGCACAGGTCCTCAACCTTGAACGGCTTGGCACCGGCCTTGCCTTCGTGCTCGAGCACCAGTGCGATGAGCTCGTCCTTGCTGAGCTTCTTGAGCTCGGCCTTGCGGGCCTCCTCAGGCGGCTTGATGCCCTTGTACTTGTTGATGATCGTGTCGATCGCTGCGTTGGCTGCCATCAGGGTTTGAATTGCGTTCATGGTCTTATCCTCCGATAGATTATGCCGGTATTTCTATAGCGCCCCGGCTGGCGCAGTCAATCAGGCCTTGAGGTACCACCTGAGCCAGCTTATGGCCACACCCACCTCAACCTGGATGTGCTTTGGCAGTTTTTCCAGCAGCTCTACGTCATCGAATGCTAGAAGCCACTCGGCGCTATCGCGCAGGTCTAATGCGTGCTTGTAGAAGCCGACTCTTATCGTGTAGTCCTGGTCTATTACGATGACGCCGAAGTTCTCGAAGCTCTTCGACAGCACGTCAGGGTGGTCTAGCCACCAGCCTTTGGGTGGGTTAAGTTCGAATCCACTGACAGACTCCTCATCAGTTGCGTTCATGAAGCCACAGTGCATGTCACGCTTGTTATACCGCTTGAGCTCGCCAGCATCGTGCCAACGCTTGTAGTTGAAGATATTGCAGCCGTGCTCGATGTAGTGGCTGTACCCCTTGAACATGTCGTTGGCCAGACGCTCAAGCTTGTCAGAGAGCGGCGTGAGGATTTCACCGCTCTCCGCCAGGTCATCTATAGCGTGCTCGCAGAGCTCCTTGAGCAGCGCGAGTTTGACCACTGTGTCCTCCACACTGCTAGTGCCGAGGTTATACTGACCGTGACCTTCGATGTAGACTCCGCCTTTGGTGTTGATCTTGATAGCCATGATGTGTCTCTTTCTCTGCGTGCTGGATGCGCAGCCCCCGTTGTGGCAGTTAAAGTGCGTCCGGGCCAAGCCCTCACCGTCTATCTCATGACCCTCATATTATTCGCGAGGAAGTGCTTCAGCAGCGTGTCACTGCCGGTGTGCTCCTTGTAGAAGCCGTAATTAGGAAGGCCTCCTTGGCTCCCAGCTGCGAACCTGGCGCCGTAAGGGTCGATGCCGTAGGCCTGGTACACGTTCAAGATGCGACGCCATTCCTCGGCGCAGGTCACGTTGCCCCAGGCCAGGTTGCCTTCGAACTTGAGTGGTGCCCAAGGGTACAGATTGCGTGCCAGAGGTAGAGCTTTCTTGTCCCACTTCTCTGGGAACTCACCCTCGCACTGCAACGCATACTCGACTGATGCGAAGCTCTTGTAGTTGAACACAACGTAGAGTTCCACATAGGGAATACCACGTACCCTGAACTTTGTGTCAGCTGGCGGCGGACCGAACATTCTGATTAGCTGGTCGCGAGTGAGATAGGCCTCGTTGACCGCACGTTCATGGTTGTAGTAGTTGCCAACCGCTAGCAGTCCTCGTCGCTGGGCACCGTGCCCAGCTCGATGCTGTCCACATAGTTGAGCATGCTAGGTGGCGCGAGGTTCACACCGTCGAACTCGTAGGTGAGCACGTCATCCACGTAGATTCTGGCTTCCTCGTCGTAGGAACTCCAGAAGGCGTCGATGGCCTCACCAGTAGTGTTGAACCACTCGCCAGCGGGGTCCTCGAGTCCTGGCGTCATGAACACTGCATTAGGTTTGGTCTGGATGTGAAAGTTTTTCATGGTCATTCCTCCGCTTGTTGGTTAGTTCCTCATGGTCAGGTCTATGTCGTGTTATCGACTTGTCGGGTCCTCTGAGGTTGTAGATTAGTGTCTAGAAGCGACGCTCCAAGCTGATGGAGAACCCTGGGGCGTAGACTAATTTGTCCGTGTACAGAGGCACACCCTTGAGCGTGATGAGGCTAACCATGCGGTCTAGGTCCTTAGTGTGCGGCAGCTCGTCCACGATGGCCTTAAGCGTGTCCATCATGTCAGGACGTCCAGTGCGTTTGAAAGAGTAGGTGTTAACTGGTGTGGTCAGATAGACGCGGTATCCCATGACTAGCCTCCGTAATTGATCCACGTCCAGAGGGCGTGGAGGTAGGTGATGGTGAACACGACGACGAGGACAAGCGCAGCCTTGCGGCTGCGCTTGTCCTTCTTGATGGCCCTAGTTTTGCGGCTGTCTGCGATGTTTCTTGAGTTCATAGCATTCTCCTTGTTAGAGTTCTTCGCTCACTACTTCGAGCAGCTTGAAGGTGTAGTACTCTTTGAGGCCCGCAGGCATGTTCCGCACCTGCCACAGTACCGCTTCGATGATGGAGGTTTTATAGTCAACTACCATCAGTATTGCCCTCGCTGCGAGTGTGTACAACATGGTTAGCTCTCCTTTCTCTTGATGAAGTAGACCAGCTCACTGCGCTCTATGAAGAAGAAGTCCTTGCACAGTTTCTCGAACAGGTTAGCATCCTTGCGCTGCGTAAACCGTACGTAGACCTCAAATTTTCTGATGCCGATAGTACCCATGCAGCGGTGGGCCAGGTAGGTGAGAGTTTTGTCGAGCGCCAGGTCCATAACAGGATCGGCAGGTTCAGGCCTCGGCGCCCTGTGCACGAGGACGTCACCACGACGCTCCGAACGAAGCCCTCGAGTGCCGTTGGCTGGTATGACGATGGGCTCGTGTTCGTACTTGTCAAATACAGTGAACCTAGTTTGGCGGTACAGATCGCTTTTCATTGTTAGTTCCTTTCTTGGCTGTGGAGTTGCGGTCCTGTGCCTGACACATATGGCAGACGGTGGCGCACGGATCATCTTAACCCTCCTCACTAGTCAAACAAGGTGTAATACTTTCCAGAGTCTAGGCATACTGCATGACTCAAGCCAGCACACTTCATCTCTGCGATACAATTGTCGCAGCAGTACGTGTGGCCAGTCAGGTACAACGTGGCACCGAGGAGGTTGTAGCCCTCGAGCTCAGCACCGCGGATCGCTGACACCTCGGCATGGAACGACTGATTGCAGGTGTCCTTGCAGAGCTCGTAGCCTTCACCAGTCTTGCAGCCGAGCTCCACCCTTGGGCACACGGTGACGCGCTCGTTGGACATCCAGTTAGCACCATAGAACTCCTGGCCTTGTAGCGTGACGATCATGGCATACACTGGTTGTTTGACGCATGGCTTGAGGCCGGTACCTGCGAGGAGGGTGGTGGTTTCTTTGATGTAGTTGGCGAACATACTCTGTCTCCTTTCTGATTACTTGCGATAACCGCAGTAGCACTTGGAACCTTCAGCTTTAGTACGACCACACGCTTTGCACTTTCTTATTACCGTGATTGTCATGGCCTGCCTCCTTTCTTATTTAATTAGCCTCGATGTAATAGGGATAGTGCCTGGGTCAGGCAGGGCCCAGTGGGCTTTAAGTATTGAGAGGTAGAGTGTCACATACTCTACAGGCCCGTCGTAAAAATTTTCAAAATTTTTCGAGTTCTAGACCCCTAACTATTGTTAATCTAGGTAGTATAAATGGTTCTAGTGTCTATACCAAAAATTTATACTGGTATTCTCCGCTTAAACCCATAACGTACAATAGAATTATCTGTCGCGCCTAGCGTTATTATTTGGCCTGATAGTTGGAGGTGAAATGAATGCAAGAGACTTGGAGCTTAGGATTCACTGGGCACATGAGAAGCTGTATGAGGCAAGACATCTTGCGCAGCTCAAGCTGGACTTAAAAAAGGTAGGAAAGGAACCACCATCTTGTCTACGTAAGATGGTAGCAAATCAAAGCAGGTAGGTAAGGTACGCGCTGCTAACATTGAAGTTATCACTGAGCGATCCTAACATAAAAGAAACGTTTGATGCGCAGGGTAAACATACACACATGTTGTTCTACGAGATTGTAGTAGTACTGGCCAAGCTCGGCTATCTTGAATCGGCAAAACAGCTAAAAATAGCTGAAGATGTGTGGCCTTATTACAAGTAATATTACTGTGGCTAAAGGAGACAGCTCATGTCCATAGAGCGTGCGTTGATTATAAAACAAGGTGCTACATTTAAGCTGCCATTTAAGCTTCGCAATAAAGCCACACTTGAACCAGTCATCCTAACAGGCTACACTGGTGTGGGCTTTATCAAGCGTAAAATCACAGATACTGAGCACGCGGGTGCCTTCACCATAACATTCCCAGATCCGGAAAACGGCGGTGGCCTCATATACATGTCAGACGAGGCCACTGCACAGCTCCAAGCAGGTACTAACAGTAAAGCACCGCAGAGTCAATACGTGTATGACATCAAGCTAACTTCACCAGAAGGTGAATCTATACGGCTATTCCAAGGTCCATTATCCGTGGATCCAGAGGTGTCAAGATGACAGACACCACTCTAGAGCTGGAGCTCACGGTAACTGCTTTAGAGCTAGAAGCGGATATAGCACCCGCAGATGCTGTGCTAGAGCTAGAGTATCAGAATCCTGTGACAGAGGTCCTGGTATTCCCACAGGCTGACACGATTGTTGATGTAGTAGTTGTAGAGCTGGATATGGCCGTCGAAGAGACTCTTCTGGAGCTTGACGTGCAACCTATAGTCCTAGAGTGTGTCATATCCCAGGTATCGTCTGGGCCCAGTGGAAATGTACCGCTTAGCTTGCCTCCTATGGACGGCCTAGCTATTATGGGAGGTATGTAGTGCTTTTTACGCCAACAGCATTGTATCAAGGCATGATCCAGAATACAGTCACAGAGCTACTGCCGGCTATAGCGACCACCAGGATCGTCAAAGAGATAATTTTATGTAACACTACCGCTGAGCCTGTTTGCTGCAGTATCGCGCGCCTGTTGATGGCTGACCTTGAGCCCGCAGACAAGAATCAGCTCTTTAGTACGCAAGGGCTCACCCTACGCGCTTATGAAACCAAGCAGATCACGCTTAGTCTGGTTGTCGAGGCTGGAGAGCGGCTTGTAGCCACGGCAACAACTACGGGCGCAGTTACATGCAATATTGCTGGCGTGTACCAGTCACTTGTGCCAAGTCCTGTAGTAGATCTTACCCTAGCGGCTTCCATAACTGACCTACAGGTCGGTCAAGCTGCAAAAATTTCGTTTATGCAAGTTAGCACAGTGGCCATACCGGTCACTTGCGTTAGCGGACTATACAGACTGCAGGTACTGACAGCTGACCCACGACAAGCGGCATCAGCCGTTTATCTGGTGCCGAATGGCGATCCACAAATCATTGGTTCACACGCTCAAGAAGCGTTTATGGTGAGCGACATTGGGCCGTTGCTGCTCACGGTAGAACTCAGCACGTTCCCACAAACAAAGCTGGCAGTCTCTAGCGGCTTAGGACTGGACCAGACAGGTGACAAGCGGCAAATCAATAAACACTGGACGTGGGATAGCCCAACGCTCTGGTCTACGATAGGCTCACTGATATTCACGCAAACCACTACTGGCGTGGTGGCAATACATCGCATACTATAGGTGCCACATGATAATCAGTTCTATGGATCCTTTACAGGCTAAATACAGAATAAGCGACCAAGCTAGTGATGGTTCTATAAGCTATTACGGGTACCTGGCTGCTGACGGTACCTGGTACATACTGCGTGAAACTTCTGCAGGTGAGTACCGCTACTGCACAGGCCTAAGCGGCTATCAAGCGGCCTGGGTCATTAGACACGGGCTTCCTTATGGCTACGTTAATGAAGTTCAGTGGTAAATCATTAGGAGGCAGAGTCTATGGCAACCAAATACATCGACACATCCGCCCAGAACAACGGCGACGGCACTGCCAGTAACCAGGCAGCATCTCCAGGCACCAGTTTTGGCAAAGCAAATTAAAGGTGGCGATAGATGGCTACATACACAACTGATACCACAAACCCAACAGCGTTGACCTCCGCCGAGACTGTCACCATCGACCAGGGGGCAGTGGTGACGATCACCAACAGTGCTTGGTCTGCAGCAGGTTCCGGAGCTATTATCATTACATGGGGTACGCTTTTACTTGAAAATACATCAATAACCGCGGGTATGGTTTTTAAGATGGCTGATCAAGCCAAAAACATCACGGTATCCGCCAGGGGGACACTCAAGGTACGAGGCAACTGGATCACACTCGGGACGGGCAACGGTAACGCAAACCAAACAGTAACGCACTGGTCTGGGGAATATTGTCCGGTAGTCTGGGTTGAAACTGGGAGTGGCACCGGGGTATTTGAGAAGTACCTGAACCTGACAGGGCAGATGGTGACGCACACTATGGCGTCGCTGTCCGCAGTCGGTGCTGGGGAGTATGGTAGGTTTTTCACCCAATCAGGGACTACCCTGTCGTTTGGCACCGGCACTAACGGCAAATGCCCTCCCAGCGGGGCTACTATCAGGGTACCCAACATCATACTGACCCACGGAAACGCCTCAGTGGTTTCGCCCTATTTTTCTGGTATCGATGGAGCCGGGACTTTTGACTTTAACTGCTGCCAGATGTCTAAGGTACAATTCCGCCTGACCGCGACAAGCTACAACCCATGTAACATTGTGTCTACAGCCATTTGTGCCCAGTTTTCTACAGAAGGATATATCCCTAAAGTATACCTAGAAGACTGTGGTAACGGGTTCAATCACAACGCTATTAACACACTAGCGGCTGGGGGTTACGGGGGCACCATATTACTTCACCTGCACAACTGTGCCTTCTATGTTGAGGGCGGCAGTACCAGCTACCCTACCGTTCGGCACTACAGCACTGTGGGAGAGCTGAAAATCACCAACAGTTTTATAATGCAATGGAACAACACCACGAACAATACCTACTATGCTATATACTTATTCTCCGGAGCCACTACCATAAAAAACACCACAATCGTTGGCAGGGTGTACGGAAATATGGGCAATACTATTGATGTTGATACCGTAACCTGTGTAGCCAACCCAAAACTTATCGAGGACACATCATACAAGCACTATTTCTATCACACGGGCACCGCGAATATAACGGGTAAATTCAAGAATGTGACTGTACCTGCTGGTGGAGGCTCACTGGCAGCAATACTGTTGTACATAGCTACCGGGTCTGGGGTAGCAAATTTGGAAGTGTCTGGCCTGAACGTTCAATCCAGCGTGTTGAGTTCCTACGTTGCAATCAATGCTACTGGTAACACTATAAAGGTGTTTGACTGTGTTGGTGCGGGGCTGCAAGCTGCTCTGTCAGGGCCAGTAGGTTTAGCGAGTTCACAGTTCTCCAGCGCCATTATTCAAGACATAATAGTGAGCAGCTACCCCACAGGTCATGCTGGTGGTGACGGTACCACCTATCGGAACATCACAGGAGCCATCGCCAAAAATATATGCAGAGACTCCCCGTTCCACACTACCTATAGCGGCCCCACTACCGGTACACTTGAGGTGCGGTTCTGCAATTTCTCCGCTCCCCTCTACGGCGCGTGGATTACTCCCTCCCCGCGAGTCGCCTACAACTCCGACGGTAAGGCGTACATGATTAACCAAGGAGATTCCATCATCATGGAATACCCCTACGATATTTTAGGGGTCACTGGGTTTCAGAATACCGCCCCGACCTTGAGCGGAGTCAATACCGGTAACTTCACCGTGGAGTACGCGGTGGACACCGGTAGCGGCTATGGGTCGTGGTTAGCATGCACAGGGGCTAACCTGTCTGCTGAGTCTGTTAGTGCTACCGGAGGCTTCCGAATAAAGTTCCGGTTTACTTGCGCTACCGCCAGCGCCACAAACTATCTCGACGGGTTCTCGGTAGCTACCAACGTGGACCAGACCGTGAAGTACCCCACAGCGTATACCAGTATCACACTGTCCAACGTGGTGGTTGGAAGTAGTTACCGCATCGAGAGAGCTGATACCGGGGCTCTTATAGCTGCGGGCGTGGCAGAGGCGTCTACAGTTGCCATCGACAATACCCCGTTCTTCTCTGACACCGATGTGAAGATAAAAGTCCGCAAGGCTAGTGTAGCACCAAAATACCTACCGTTTGAGACAGGCGGAACACTTACCGCAACCGGATTGAATGTATACATCGCCCAAGTGCATGACAAAGTAGCTGGAGCTGCAGGTACAGTGGCCAACGATTTCACTCTGAACTACGCCACCAAGAAGATCAGCCATACCAATGGCACGACTAGGCACCATGTCAATGCCTTCTACTCCTGGCTCATGGACCTATTCACCACCTCTGACCAGATGGATGATCAGGAGCCGATACTAGCCAACACCCCCACAGCGTATACCCTGATTAATGGTTGGACGTTCGACAGCGACTCTGATGTGGGGTATCTTTATGGCGGGTCCATTGCAGTAGAGGCTACAGATGACCTCTGGGCTGACTTTTTCACTATTGGCGGTGATACTAGCCTTACTGTGTACTGGTATCAGAACGGGAACCTGGTTCCAACCGCTCCAGGATATACAGCTGGCCACTTAGAGCAGCTAATCAAAGTTCGGGCCTCTGGGGCAGATATCGCGAACCGAATTGTGACTGCATTCACCCGTGACAGCGGATACCTGTTTGACCTGTTCGACCAGCAAGCAGCCATTGCTGGTGGGACAAACCCTATCCCGCTTACTGCCCAGCCTGACCCTATCGATGATGGGTCAGGTGGCTCTGTAACAGGAATTACTATCATATTCGGTGCCACAACTGCAGACATCGACGAAGACGGGTCTGCAGAGCCGTATGATGTGACCATTGATGGTGGCGGTAACTCGTTACTTGACATATACCGCTACCTCAAGTACGTCTGCCGGCCAGAGAATGACCAGCCAGTGGGAATTGGCACCGCAGTCCTGGGACGTTTCTACAGGGCCGCAGACCCTACCTATTCAGAGATCAAGGCAGCCCCATTCGGTACCTACGCTGCTGGGATCTTCTTAGGAGCTCGCGGGGTCCTTATCACTGGGGTTTCCGATTCCAGTGGGCTTATCCTGCGAGATGCGGACAACATAGTGCGCGTGCCGCCTTCAACTCCTACATTGACTATCTCCGCACCAGTCAGCCTGGTCGGCGCTGAGATTAGAATATATGACATGGATGATAATCCTTCTGGGAGCCTGGGCACAGAGTTGGCAGGTACAGAGTCACACAACGCAGCTGTATACCAGTACGTAGGCACTAGTGGAAATACTCTGTGGGTTCAGATAATGCTGGCTGGCTATGAAGAATTTGGTCAGCAGCTGGTTTTCCCATCCTCAAGCATGACGTTTTACGCCGCTCTGAAGGTAGACTATAACGCATAGGAGACTAACAATGGCCCTTATTGATCACACCAACTACTCTACCACGCTTAAGCAGTCGACCAACCCCCGTGACGCGGCTCCCAACGGTAACATCTATTTCGATGCTGCAAACAATAGAATTCAACTCATCGCTTCAGATGAGCTTCCAATGATAGATCTTGGAGCGGGCTTGGTCCCTAACCCGTTGACGGTATTTGACGGGATCACTATGCGGGCTTTGTATAACTTTGAAAACAGTTGCCGCAGAGTGGACGAGAATCTCAGAAAATATAAGCGTGGCATCGACGGTGATTATAGGTTTGCAGGCGCGTACTCCTTCATTAACGGAGTGAAACTTGATGGCAGTGATAGACGGCTGATCCGTAGTTCAGGCTTTATTGAATACGCGGCTATTGGTGATGGAATGACCAACGTCGACAGGGTGTACCACGGTGTTGTCTCACTTGTCGACATGCAGGCTGATTCAGTACCGTACTACGCGCTAGTCAGCGCTACTGATGAAGCCACACTCCAAGCTGCTACCTGGATAAATTTTCAAAGGCTTGGGGACATCAACGAGGTAATCCAAGTCTACGGGTCTACAGCTAACGGCGATGCAGAAGCTGGTAACTTTGACTACAAGACCCGTACACTGGTAGTACGGGTTCGTTCCTGGGGCTATAACCCTGGTGAGACCACATCTATCGCATCAGGTATTTCTGAGTTCTCTGGTAACTCTGCTGGGTACGGTGTCGGAGAATCACTCAACCCCCAGAATACTTACGACATAGCTGATGTGTACGGTGGTGCGCAGGTTGCGCCTTGGACTGGGATGAGTCTTGAGAAGCTAGCAGTGGCCCAGATTGAGACAGGCTTTAACGAGTCTGACGGGTCATTTACGTGGGTGCTGCATAACCTTAACGGAGGGACTGTAGCGCAGTGTGCAGCATTTCTTGACGCCCTAAGCCTTCAGGATTCAGACATTGACGATGGCGCAGCTAGCTACAATGGTAAGAAAGGCCGCGTGTGGTATACAAGAAACGCGGCTGGTAAGGTAGTAACGTCATCAATTGGCGGGGCAGGTCTCTTCATAGAGGGTCTGTCTACGGCAGAAAAACAGAACATCATAATGATTGACGATGCCGGGACTGAGAAGACCTACCCGTACTTCCCAGACGTTCAAATTAGCGTCGGAGCCGCTGCAGTAGCAGATCCTAATGCTTGGTACCAAGTATTCTACGCAGATGGAGCCGGTGGTGCAGATTTCGACACTTCATCTGCAGTTACCGTGAACAATGCAGCTGGAGACCCTATTAAGGGTAACGTGCAGGACGATCACATAGGCGGTAAGATCATTTTTGCCTATGCCTATGATACCAATACCCAGGCAGGGCTCCCTGCAGGTACCGACAAGAATTGTGTGGTAGTCGTTGAAGGTGACGGTATAGCCGCCCAAGCTATTACGTACTTCACGATCACTAGATCGGCCATCGTGTCCGTAACGTGCGCTCCGTCAGTGGAAAATAACGCATGATGGTGGTGCTCAGGACTCAGCAAATTACTGTTGATCTACCGACTATCGGTGCTGATCCGTGGATAAATGTTGTAGTACAGCGTTTAGAGGTTGATGACAATTTTGTGCCTAAAAACACGATTGACCGGTGGGGCCAGTTTAACGTTTGCGTGCCAAAAGTGCTAGGTAAGGTCTATCCCCTCATAGACTCTCTAGCCCCAGACGGTACAATATCTGTGCTCGGCATCATCAATAGCATGTATGCCGCCATCATAGACATGATTATTGAGCGCTATGGTGGTGCCTACGATGCTACTAGCGGCTACATAATACTTAAGGAGTAGTGGATAATGGGTCTTATTAGTCACGTTGATGGCATAAACAGGGACATATACCTGAGTAGTGATACTGTAGGCGCTCCTATTCACCCTATAGACCTGTATAAAGAGCTACGGACGCTGCGAAAGGTAAATGAAGCTTTACGTATGTTTTACCCATTTCTTGCTGCAAAAGGTTACGATCCTAAAGGAGGTGATAAGTATACCGAACGCTACGTAGTGTGTCTACATGGTACACGGATTATCCCGTATAACGTTAGCCACACTATTACTGTAGTAGGAACCATTATTACTGATGATGGCCAAGAGGGCATAGCCTGTTTTGATAGAACACCTTTAAGTCCAACCACTAAGGTTGACATTAACTATGTTCCACCTCAAGTGGAGGTCATACGTGTTTCTGTAGGGAGCGGGCTCACTGCAGAAGAACATGGCAAGCTGATGAGCATCCCAACGAACGTGCTACGGAAGAGCGATCTTATCGCGCTAACGGGGTAAGCATGGGAAAACCAGACTGGTGGCTCAGGAGAAGGAAGGCGTTCAAGCGCACTTTGAATAGTCTTTTGGCGGAGCAGCGGGAATTTGCGACCAATGGAATGGTCCTACCAGAGTTGGATCAATCAATAGCCCTCCTAGAGGAGGCCGTAGAGATAATCCAAGAGAATAGGGCGGTGAGTCATGGAGTGCAAGTACGCAAGAACGGAAGATAAGCAGTGTCCAGGCGCTGTGAGCCTAGCAGCTTGCATCGCCCAAAAAATATGCCCAGGCAATGATGAAGAGGAGGATTGACAGATGGATTTGACGAAATTTCAGGCGGGTCTCAAACTTCTTGGCATTGAGACCTCCAAACTAGGGCCGCTGATCGCGGTCCTTGTCGGCTATGTGGCCTACTACAAGGACCAGGCCCAGATCGAGCTCGCGCTCTACTACCTGACCATGTTCCTGCTGGTGCTCACGGTCATGCAGGTGGTGCGCAAGTTCATGTTCCCGTCGTTCAGCGTCGAGGCCCACATGAAGGCGGCGCTCGACAACAACCCCGCAGCGGCCTTGGTCGTGCTCACGTACTTCAGCTTCTTGTTCGGGCTCTGCTACCTCCTCACGCAGCTCCTGCAGGCCACTATAAGGCCACCCGTATGAGGGCCCTGGTAATCCTGCTTCTACTGGTGTCCACGGTAGAAGCAGGAACAATACCACAAAGGGCCAAGCCGTGGCTGTCACTGCTTGATACAACTGTTCTGAGCATCTGGCCAACAATCCCCCTCAGGCACATCCCTCCAGCGCAGGTGGAACAGGAATCAAGCTGGAAACAGACTGCCGAGCTGAAGACCCACAGAGAGTACGGGTTTGGGTTCGTGCAGATCACGATCACTAACCGGTTCAACAACTTTGTCGAGGCCAAGCGCGTGACAAAGATGAATATCCCTTGGGAGGACCGGTTTGATGCCAAGTTTCAGTTCTCGTTCTTGGCGAAGATGGACAAGAGTAACTTCGAGGTCTCTAAGAAGTTCTTCGATGATGATGTCAGCAGGATGAAGGGCATGCTGATATGCTACAACGCCGGGCCCGGCACACTGCTCCACCGTAGGGCTATTAGCAAAGCGCGCACCTGGGATGGTGGCTTAGCTAACGTACACGCTGTGTACGAAGAACGCTTATTATACGGCAGGCCACTCTGGAAGGCCAGGAATGAGTACCCGCAACTGATATTCAGGAAGGCAGAAAAATACAAGAGGAGGTACCCATAAATGGCTTTAAGAATCTGTACACTAAGTCGCTTTACGATATGGAAAAAATAGCAATCGCAGCGCTCCAGGACAGCTTACAGGCGTCTGTCGGTGGTGGGGCTGAGACATTCGTACTTGACGGTTCTACCACATCACCTACCAGTTTCTATGTTGCAGGTACCAACGGTGAAGATCACATACTCGTAGTTGGTGCATCCCCGGCATTTATATACTTACCTAAATTCGGGGAGCTGGTAAACGGTGTCGCAATTACGTATGACGCTTGGAAGAATAAGGAATTTACGATAGTAGCACAACGGGACTGTGACAACGTGGTGGTGGTTCCTGGCGGTGGGTCGTATGGTTTTAGCTATGGCTATGTGGATCTTACGACTCAGTATCCCACACTGGCTGCGCCGGATAGCGCAACCAGCGGCTACGTGCTGCCTAGCTACAGTGTAGCTAAATTTATCCAAACCGGTAATACGCCTACTGCTACACGCTGGACCGCAGGGCAGGTACTGCTTATAAACGATAGAATCAGCGTTGGATCATACGACTTTCATGGCGGGACCATGGATACAGCCACTGTAGTGCTACTTAATCAATCAGAATATGGCGCTTTGATGGTCGCACAGTACTATCGGTCCAAAGTAATCCCTATAGCGACCAGTAACCTGTCTGGCTATGTCTTAGCAGTAACTGATACTGGTAGTGACCTTCCAGTGGCTGCAGTATCCATGCCTGGAAGTCCGTATGACATAAGCGTCAGTATCACAGATGGTACTGCAGCGCTTACGCTTGGTTCAGGCCTACGGTTGCTGTCTCTGAATTTTGAGCTAATAATTCCTGTAGCAGGCGAAATCGTGCTTACAGGCATACCGATGTATGGCAACTATCTGCCTACACTCAGTATAGCTAAGCGGATAGCAGGCGGTCTAGAGCGCGTTATGGGGAACCCATTTACACGCTCTGACGTTGATGGGTCCCTACACATTACTTCACTCACGAGTGAGTGTTTCATTTCGCTGCAGTGGTAGCTGCATAAATTGATTAAATTGGAACCCCTGAATATCCCAGCGATATTCAGGGGTTTTTATATTGGTATATGGCAACCTTCCCACGATATACAATAGATTTATAAGATGGACGCCAGGCACACTAACAATTTGGGATTAACTATGGACACCGTAACCTTAGCGGATGCAAAAAAGATAACTGAGGCGATAAACGAGTACGGGCACACTAACCCTGCGGCCGACCTCAAATCCCTCATCGCGTTCGTCAAGTCACGGACTAAGTTCAAGGACAAGGAAATCCTCCTCGTTCTCGAGTTCCTGAATGGCATCCAGACCAACATGGTGCCTGTCACACAGCACAATCCTGAGCACGGCAAGCTGATCATCAAGCAAGAGGATTTCAACCTGCTTGACGAGGTCAACTTTAGCTACGGAGTCGCTAAGGCGCTCCTCACCCAATCCACGTCGATGGCGCGCATCGACTCCGAGGAGGTCCGCAAGAACCTCAAATCGGTAACCAGCTTCCTCGACATGTGCGTGAAGCTGCAAGAGCGCGTCCTTAACGTAGAGGCCATGCAACGCTTCCAGGCCGCGGTACTCGACGCGATCGAGACCGTCGATCCTGATCTGCGTGAGCAAGTCGTCCAGAGACTGCTTGGAGCTGACATATGAGTACTGCCCTAGGCGACTCCTTTAAGGAGCTTATCAAACTGCGCTACGCCTCCAGTGGCCTGTTTGTTGAACCCTCTGAGTGGATTGCCGAAAACACGTACCTCAAAGGTAAGAAGTTTTCGTTCAAAAACCACGAGTACCAGATCGACCCTGTGAACGATAAGCATCGCATCCGGGCCGTTCAGAAGTGCGCTCAGGTGGGTTTCACGGAGACATTTCTCCGTTACGCGCTCTGCTTCCTGGTCCTGCACCAAGGCTCGCAGGGCATCTTCACACAGCCGACGGCCAATGACATGTCTAACTTCGCCAAGTCGAGGGTTGACACCGTCTTCGAGGAGTGCCCTGTCATTCGCAAGCTCGGGGCTGGAGGCGTGGACTCTGTTCAGCTGAAGCGGATCGGTACCAGCTTCCTCAACCTCAGAGGTACATTCGGGGCACGAGCCGCAATCTCGGTTCCGTCTGATATGAATATCTACGACGAGCTCTGCTTCTCCAACCCCAGGGTTGTGAGTCAGTACAAGAGCCGTCTGCAGCATTCTGAATACAAAATTGAGGTTAACATAAGCACGCCGACGATCATGAACTACGGTGTTGCCGCCTTGTATAATAACTCTGACCAGAAGAAGATCATGCTCAAGTGTAACCACTGCGGGCACTGGCAGGAGTTGAAATGGCCTGTTAACTTGTTTTTCCGCAAAGGTGGCAAGACCATTCCGTATAGTCAGGAAGCATTTGAGGACTTCGTACGCGCTGAGTGGGACTACTCAGCATTTGTCGGTTGCATGAAATGCAGTCGAGAAGTCGACCGCTCATGGGCCTATCGCGAGTGGGTTGCACAGTACCCGGAGCGCGCCCGTGATCTTGATACGGGCGTCTCCGGGTATTATATGAGCCAGCTTGACGCTCCATTCATAGGAGCGCTTGACATCCTCAAGGCGTCGGACCCGCGCACGCAAGGCTACAAGAAGGAAGAAGACTTCTACAACTTCGTGCTCGGTTTGCCATACGAGGGCGGCGATTCTGTTAAGATCACAGACCTGGTACGGGCTGCAGCTACCTACGCGATGGCGCCTATACCAAGGGCTACTGGTACTTGGATCGGCGTAGACCTTGGCAATACTTGCCATATCGTGGTTATCAAAGACTTCTACCTTCCCGACATGCCGCACCTCCTAATCCCTGTGACTATAGCGACATACGCTATAGATAAGGAAGAGCTGGAGACCAGGCTCCCGGAGCTGATCAACTTCTGGGGCGCGCTGTACACTATCTCTGACGCGCAGCCGTACACGACGACTGTGGAGAAGGTCGCCAAGAAATTCCCTAACCGGATGAGCGTGGCGTACTTCGGGGGCAAGCCGGCCTACAGCCTCGGAAAAGAGAATCTTCACGTAACCATAAATCGTACCATGATGCTTGACCAGATAACGGATGATATGCCGAAGTTGCAACTGCGTGTAGCATCCTATCTCGAAGATCAAGACACTCTTTGGGCTCATTTGAAGAATCTTGTGAAGGTCAAGGCAGAGGACGACGATGGGACTGAGTATTATGAGTATCAAAAAGTTGGCGCTGATCATTACGGTTACGCTATTGGTTACGCGCTTACTGCTCGGAAGGTATGGTACGAAGTGAAACCTGCAGGTGGACTTGGAGCTGCCCCAGTGGGCATTACAGGTGTTAAGGTGGCGCTATGACTTATGCTGTTGTAGCCTTCTATAAGGCTGTTGGCGAGCTGTTTGACCACGCTGTGCGTATCTGGGAAGGGGGCAGGTATTCTCATTGCGAGATAGTGCTTCCATCGGGCCGCTGGATAAGCGCCTCACCTAGGGACGGCGGTGTTCGCTACATTGATAACGAGATGGACCTCAGTAAGTGGGACTTCATAGCGATCAAGGTAGATGAGAAGCTGCTGGCAAATGCAGCTCAGTGGGCTGCCAGGCAGGAAGGAAAGAAGTATGACTGGACTGGGATATTTCTTTCCCAGATTTTTCCATTCTGCGTAGAGGATCCAAAGAAGTTCTTTTGCAGTGAGTTCTGCATCCACTTCTTTCAGCGTATGAACATGCTCTCCGAAGTGATTCCTCAGCTTCACGGGCCAAACGGCTTTTACGACGAGCTGGTTAACCAGGCGGTCAACTACGACGTCGAACTCATATTAAGCAGGGATAAGCCATATGAATATACTGAAAAAGTGGTTCGGTACCCAAGACCAGGGGTATGCTACTAAGAGCGATGTAGAAGCGCGCACTCCAGACACAAGACTGCTCGAGCGAGCACAGGTGAGCGTAGACCCTTATCGCGTTGATCCTGGTTTTGCGATGCCGAGAAACGACAGGGGTTTTCATACTAGGTCCGTGTATGACTACCGGACTATGAACGCAGATGACCTGCTTCAGCTGCTCTCTAAGTACGACCCTGATGTGTCTGCTGGCATCTGGAACTTCCTGCGTCTGGCCAACTCTGGCCTGGTGATACGGGTCCTGGATTACAAGCGCAGGCCAAGCGCTAAGGGCCAAGTCATCCTTGAGAGCCTGCTTGCCAGGCTCTCAGGTCTCGAAGACTATACTACCTGGACCATGGCAAGATCACTCGAAGTGTTCACCAGTCAGCAGTTGAAGTACATACTTCTCCGCGGCGCGTGCAGCTTCGAGCTCGTGCTCAACAATCTCAGGCAGGCCACACGTTTTGAGACGATAGACCCTGTATCTGTGCAGTTCACACACGACGGGCCAGGTTCTTACAAACCGTTTCAGGTCAATGAGAACGGCCAGAAAGTCAAACTGGATATACCGACATTCTTCTGGAGTGTGCTGGACCCTGACGCAGGGTCTCCGTATGAGACCCCTCCGTTTCTGCCTGTCATTCAGGCGGTGATGTTCAACTTATCAGTCATGCAGGACTTGCAGAAGATAGTCAAACGGGTCGCATACCCAAGAATATCAATAAAGATCGTCGAAGAGACCCTCAGGAAGTTTGCCCCTGTCAGTGTTCAAACTGATGAAATTGCCATGGCTAACTGGCTCAACAACCAGAAGTCACAGATCGCGACTAGCCTCAGCCAGCTTAATCCAGAAGACGCTGCTGTGTTCTTTGACAGCATGAATATCGATATCCTCGAGACGAAGGCTAATGCCTCAGTCGACTTCAGGCCTCTCAAAGAGGTCATTGACCAGCGGATCATAACAGGCCTCAAGAGCCTGCCGACGATCCTTGGCCGGCAGTTCGGTTCCAGCCAAACCCTCTCTGGTGTCGAATCCCTGTTGTACGCCAAGTCGATCTCTTCGCTGCAACAAGTCGCTACCGACCCACTCAGTCGGGCCCTGACATTGGCACTTCGCCTCGAGGGTTTTCTTGGCTACGTGGTGCTCAAGCACAAACCAGTCACGCTTAAGCCTGACCATGAGCTTGAGGCTTTCCACTCTCTGAAGCAGTCGAGGGTCCTTGAGCTTCTAAGCCTTGGCTTCTACACTGACGAAGAGGCCGCCGAGGAGCTCACAGGGTCTTCAACCTTGCCCGACTCCTACGCGCCTTTGAGTGGGACAAGATTCTATGACAAAAAAGGAACCAACGATGCCAGCGCAATCGCCGCAACAAGAAACCCAACAGCCGACGAGCAAGCAGGAGCAGGACGTAGCCGTACTTAAGCGGTCTGCGACTCTGAGGGTCCGGATGGACCAGCTTGCGAAAATCAAAGAAGGCAAATATAACTAGGAGGTAAGGTATGAAACCTACTGATGATCAATTGCAGATCATCAATGCCCGCCTACCGATGCCTGTGACCCCGGAGATGGTTGAAGTAATGCCATTCATGGTCTTTGACCAGGAAGTCACGGACAGGTACACACAGGCAACACCCGAGTTCTTGAGGAAGATGGTAAAGGACATGAATGAGGGCCGTGTTGCCATGAACGCTCTTCATCAGTCCAGGACCACACTCCCAGTCGGGCGCTCTGTCAATGGCACGTTCAAAGACGGCAGAGCGTACGCCAACATGTACGCAGTCGTCAAGAACCACGACGGGTCTGTTCCTGAAGACGGTAAGGTGCTTGCAGACAAGTACAACACTGGGGCCGTGTTCGCGGCTTCTGCAGGCGTCAAGGTCGGATTCTACAAGTGCTCCATTTGTGGCTTCGACATTTTCGACTACGAGAATTGCAAGCACTGGCCTGGCAACATGTACATCATCGACGAGAACAAACCGCCCCAGCGCTGCATCGCGTTCATGACTGGCCACGACATCCAGGACGGCGTGGCCATGGATTGCGGGTGCTACGAAGTGAGCGCAGTGACTGCTGGCGGCGTGGCCGATGCTGGTCTCACGCTTGACGAGTTCGGAAAGTACGACGGCGCGGATCCAGTAGAGTTCAAGAAGGCCAACGAGAAGAACATCAAGACTGCATTTTCAAAACATGCGGTTACAATGACAGTGGCTCAGTTTGAGGCCACCAGCGAAAGGAGTACGGAGACTATGAGCCTTACGAAAGACGATGTAAAAACCATCATCAAAGAGGAGTACGGCGACCTTCCCAATCGCTATACCAGCCTCGAAGGTGAGAAGAAAGAGCTTGACGACAAGTTCGCCAAACTCACCGAGGACCACGCTACACTGAACACTGAGTATGCCACCGTCAAAGCTGAGGTCGAGACGCTTAAGACGGAGGCTGCAGAGTTCAAGGCCCGTGAGGACGCTCTTGCCGCATTCAAGGCTGAGTACATTGCTGTGGTTGCTGCCGATGCCGTTCGCGCTGGCAAGACCACTGAAGAGTTCGACAACAAGACCGTCGAAGAGCTCAAGGCCTACCACAAGGAGTGCCTTGAGGCTATCGCCAATCTCCCTGCCGGTCAGCAGTCTGTTGAGACCGTTGGTGCCGTTCAGGCTGAATTCAATCTCGAAAACTGCTACGTTTAACGACCTAGCACACTACAAGGAGGAATAACTTATGTCCGTGAAGATTTCCCACAGAGGCCTTTTTACTGGCGGCGGCACCCCTTTCGCTCTTAAGGTAGCCATCGCAGGAACCCCGGGTCAACCGGCCGCTTACCTTCACTATGAGAAGCTGGTGAAGCGCACCACGGTTGCTGGCGAGTGCGAACTGGCTGACGGTGTCGCTCCTGCTCTCGGACCCATCGTCGACATCTCCCCGAAAGGTGACACGGCCACGGTCGAGACCAAGGGCTACGAGTGG